CTTTAAAGATGTTGGATAATTCGCTGGTTATAAAAATTATTATTACTTCTAAAACCTGCCAGCGTCTCGGAACTCCTATTATTGGAATTATTACCCTTAAGATCGCAGTCTGTGGATTGCGCGTGAAACAGCTTCGGCTAAAAGCGCGATTCCATTCTGTGCAGGCGAAGAGAAGGCGAGACCTTCTACATCGTAGATGACGATGTTTTCTTTTAATAGATGATCTTGGCGAATTGTTTACTGCTTGAGAAATAGCAACGGCTTAGTAGCGAAGAATGTTTAATGAACACTGACACCCGCGCCGTGCGGGTACGGTAGTCTGTGGCTACCTACGGTAGGTATTCGCCTCTAGGTCGAGGTACACTAGGATCCGTGAGGATCCACCCTATGGAATATTAGCATCGCTAATGTGTAGTGTAGAATTGCGAATCTCAAATCAATCACCTTCACATCAGGTATATGATGTATTTGGAAGCCTTCTCGTTCTCGTTTCATTGGAATTTACAAAAGTTAAAATCATCTCATTTTCTCTATTCTAAATCTCCAGTCATCCCATTATGTTATCGCTTTCAAAAACTCCCGCTACGACCGTACCGCCTTCCCGGTACGGGTCGTCCAACCCCACTCCTCTTGAGGAGACGCGATCTCCTTTCTATATTGCAGCTGAAGAACACTTCAGAGATGTTGGCAATGAAGCATACGCAGATACGTACATTGTTGACGAGACTCCATTGGGCAGACATTTGAAGACCTTTGACGGGAACCGTGCCTTTGTGTACCAATCCGTCATGCGCACATTTATTGGAGGTGTTTACCAACCCTACTTAAATGAGCGCATTTTCAATGGCCTTCTTGTATCCCAAGAGCCTCTCACTGAGGCTCAAGACGGTACATTTCCTCTGACCCCTACATTCTCTCCCCGGCCTGCAACGGCGAGAGACCTCACAGTCCGTGACCTTTCCAATATACCATGCACTGATCCCGCCCCTCCCGAACTATTCCCCTCTGATGATGGCCCTTTGGCCACTATCTTAGAGGAGATTTGTACTGGGATTCAAATGCAAGATGCTGATGAGCTTCCGCCTGCTCTAGGTGGCTGGTGCTCTAAGTTTTTCGGTTATATGACTGGATCGCGGAAAATGAAGACTCCCGACACTGACAGTTCGAATGACATCGAGACATCTTATGCCTTTTTGCGATCTGAGAATTTGTCAATCTTGGAAGCGTTCCGTTGGTTCATCAAAAACTGGCGTTCGGCTTTCAATTGTCCGTTAGGCAAGCATTTTATCAATCTTCTTGGTTGCGCGATTGCTTTAGGCTTTATGGATGAGTCCTGGGGAGTCCTCGAGAGTCAAACTTTCACTCTCTACCGAATCAAGTTGGAAGACTTCAAGGATCTCCCACGCATGCTCGACTTTCTTTTTGAAGCTATGAACTATTTTGTCGAAAGTAGTGTTGCATCGTATACATCGGGCTCTTTGGCTCCCTTTTTGTATGAGAAGACTATGAGTACAACCCTTGATGAGGCCTATGAGTGCATTTTGAACGTGCACGGAGCTCTTAAGAGGAAGGAAGTATCTTTGTCGAATTTCGATTGGCACGATCTTGCCATGAAACTCAAGAAGGCCCGTGAACTCTATGAGTGCGCTGTGATGGTGGCCCCAGGTGGGTCATTACACCGTAAACTTCTCTTGGCGCGTCTTACTAACTTGAAATCGTGGGAATACGAGTTCAATGGATTGCGAGGCGGTGGTGATCTCGTTAAGCAGGCCGTTGGTCTTGTTTACTATGGCTTGCCTGGTTGCGGCAAATCGGTTCTCACAAATATGTCCTTCCGCTTCAATGCGGCCGTGTTTAATGAGGAATTTGATCCTGCTACGGTGGCCGACATCGTCACGGGAGATGCTTACGATTCCAAAGTCACTAATATCACTCGCTACATCCGCATGGATGATGTCGGAAATCGCCCTTTGATATACGATCCATCATTGGGTATCGCCAAGATGCTACAAATTTGCAACAATGTCCAGTTTACTGCTGTCAAAGCAGAAGCTGAGGACAAGGGCAAGGTCAATCCAGATATTGCCCTAGCGGCTGGTACTACTAACAAGAAGCATCTCGATATGTCTTTGCTCAGTTGTGAACCAAACGCTCTGCGAAGGCGCATCGTTCGTATCGATGTTGTGGTGATGAAACCATTTGCAACTCCTATCGGTGGTGTTGACTCTTACAAGGTCGATGCTGCCAATCTTCCTGATGTTATGGTTGGTGGCGTGCCCTTTAAGCCCATCCAACTCTTCACAATGAACGGTGTGTGTCCTGAAGGTTACCACCCTATGACAATGCTTGACCGGCGTACGAACAAAATGACCATATGCGAGGATTTGGGGATTCACGATTTTCTCTATTTCCTTGAGCAACTGCTTCTCTCTCATAGAGCAGAGCAGGAGCGCCATATGGAAAGAAATGCGAATATGGTTTTCACGAAATGCAAGAAGTGTGAAAGAGTTTGCTGCACTTGTGATGTTGTGCCTCCACTTTGTCCGGCTGATGATGACTCCAATCAATCTTCAGACTGTAGTGAGAGTGACTTTCCAGATGGTCAGGGCGTGAGCGTTCCTGTCACTCTTACTGATGCTCTACCCAAATTGCCCCCTTTGCGACATCCCGATGATACGAAGCCTCGTGTTCCGGGTTACCGCGACACCAGTCATGATATCATTCTGACTGAGGCAGACGCTGGTCAATATGAAGATACTTCTGCTTGTGCTTTAGTTGGGCGGCGTTATGCTCGATTGACCCAACTTTCCCGCATTTCAGTTAACGAGCAATATGTGTCGGATGACGAATCGGGGCAATTTTCAGATGCTGAAGTTCCCGACCAGACAGACCCCACACCAGTGGTCCCAACTGAGATCCAATTGCCTTCCACTCTACGTGCTACTGCCAAAGAGTGGACATCTTCTTTTTCTGATGGCAAGCGCGAGATCCATATCAAGAGGGTTCAGAATCAGGCGTACACGTTCTATGATTCCTTCTTCAATCGTATGAGTAAACGCATCAACAAATTCCTGTGGTCACAATCTGGTTTTGTTGGGGACTTCATGAATCTCCCTATGTTTGCTAAGCGTGCTGTCACCACAAAAGCTGCAGATGTTATCATGGACGTTGTCGCCCAAGACATGCGCTTTCAGTGGTGGTATTGGATCCCAGATGAATGGTGGAACTCGACTTCTGTCAAGCTAGCCACCCGGATCATGCCCCCTGAGGAATTGCATCGCGAAATTATACGTGCCAGGCGATGTTTTATCGCTAGCGGTGTTCTTGGGATCGTTTCTTTGATTGGAATTGGTTTCACTTTCGCCAAACCAGTTCCCACTGTTATCACTGGCGAATTCCGTGAATTCTTGAATCTTTGCGCAAAAAGGTATTCATTACTCGGAAACCTGGCCGTCACCCCTGCAAAATCTAAAGCTCTCACTAAGCACGATATAGGGTGGATTGGACTTGGCATAGCACTACCGATGTGGATTTGGAATGGGTTCAGGTATAAGTGGATTGATCGTGATGCTCATGTCTACTTGACAAATCGCCGTGGTGTTATCTCGCAAAGCGCTCAGCTTGAGCGGGAAAAATATGCTCCACAAATCAAGATGTTGTTGACCGCTATTTCAGTTGCAGCCGGTGGCTTTGTCGCATACCAATTTTTTAATTGGTTCACAGACTCACCGGTTAAAGAACCCGAATCTACGCCCGAAGGGAAGCCTTGCGTGGTTTCCGGTGCGGTAGAAAATCAATTTTTCATGCAGACAGACGAAGAATCTCTTCGGAAGAAGAATGCTGTCATCGATCCGTGGAAAGCTCATAATGTGGCCGTCAAAATGTCATATCGAAATCCAACAATGACAGATTCACAGTTGCGCGCCATGATTCTCAAAAATCTAAGCGCAATATTTGATTGTTCTGATTCTAAGGAGAAGTTCGTGTGCAATGGTCTTTGGATAGCCACGGGTTTACTTTTGGTCCCAAAGCATGTCGTTCCGAAAGGAGAAGTGCGCTGGAAAATTGTTGATACTCGCGAAGGTTGCTCCGAATCCCCCAAAGTTGTGACTCCTTCATGTTCTTTTGGTCCTGAACATGGTGATTGGGCCGTTGTTTCCATATCCTCTCGATCCAAGCGAAATCTGATTCCATATTTTTCCGGTCCCGACAGGAAACTCGAAGCTGACTTTGTATGGCGGTCGCCAGAAACCCTTGGTATTGATGTTGATTTCTCCCAATTACCTGGGCATCTTGCCTTCGATGAGAGGCATAACAAGGCCCAAGTGATAATGTGGAAATGGCCCTCCAAAACGTTCTTAGGCGCTTGCGGTGGGGTCTATTTGTCCCGCGGCGCCAACCCAGGCATCTTGGGCATCCATGTTGGGGGTGATCTCAGCGATTTGTCGATCGGGATGTCCTATTGTCCTACACAGCAGCAACTGTCTGATGTTCTTGTCGCATTTGCTAACAAGCCTGGTTTTATCTTCTCCGCTGAGCAGCCTTCGAGCATTGCCCGGTCCGTCAACGGTTCACCCACTTTCTCTGAGAGTAAGGTGCTCCCGGATCGCAATTTACTTGCGGCTACTGAGTGGTTGAAGGCACAAGAATCCACTCCTCCCATTCAAAATCAGGGAGCTAGTTATGTTGGAGTACGTCCAAGTTCAGCTTTCTATAAATCTCGTGCTGTTGATACTATCATTGCTGATTCTGTGAGGAAGCTCTGGCCCGAAGCCAAATTTGGCAAACCCCGGTTCGGCCGAAGTATGTGGGCGCGTTCCGCGCGCTTTTCGTTCGATACCACACCTGGCATGCCACTTGAAGATCTAGAATGGGCCTATCTCGATTATATGACAAAATTTCAGATCATATCCCCCTTTCTCAAGCAGCATCTTCGTCCCCTCACTTGGGATGAGATATTGAATGGTATACCTGCGGTGCGTTTCATTGATGCTATGAATTGGAGTTCTTCCATGGGGATTAATTTTCCTGGTGGCAAGGGAGCCTGGACGACCGAATATATTGATAATGACACCGGCTACTTCAAGAAGGATTTCCTTAACGAAGTTAAGCACACTTGCGATGAAGCTCTAGAGCGCTTGACTAAGGGTGAACGAGTTAATTGGCTGTTTAATGCCACACCCAAGGATGAGCCAACTCCCCTTACAAAAGAGAAGGTTCGTCTGTTCATGGTGGCAGAGATTTCCTGTACTGTACTCGTGCGCAAATATTTCACACCGGTGTGCCGCATTATTCAGATGCTCACTGGTGTGAGTGAGTGCGCAGTCGGTATCAACTGTTCGAGCCCTGATTGGGAGCACATGATGAACCATTTGGAGAGATTTTCTAACCTCTTTGATGGTGATCATTCTAAGTATGACCTGCGTAAGAACCCTACGCTGAGCCGCTTTTCCTATCGTATTATGTTGGATATAGCAGCTCTTGGTGAATATACTAGTTTCGATTTGTTCATTATGTCTACCATGGTTGATGATTTAGTTTCTCCTCTCGTTAATTTTAATGGAGAAGTCTACCAGATGGATGGATCAACTCCTTCTGGCATTCCTGTGACTGTGATCATCAATTCATTGGACAACAGCTTGATCAATCGCTGTGCTTATCATTCGGTGTACCCACGCGCTTCACCTGGGAGTTTTCGACGCTTCGTTTCCCATGTCAATTACGGAGACGATTTTGTTAACTCCGTTTCGTATTATGCACGTAAATTCAATTTCCTGTCTCTCAAAAAGTATATGGAAAAATACGGGATGGTTTTGACCCCTGGTGATAAGACGGCAGTTGGGAAAGCTTTTATGACTTCTACTTCGGATGTTGTATTCTTGAAGAGATCTTCTATATCTCTCCCAGAACTTGATTACCGCATTGGCAAGTTGGATGAGGCATCAATCGTCAAGTCTTTGACTTGCGTTCTTGCATCTAAAGCTTTATCCCCGGAACTAGCCGCAGCCACTAACATTGACGGAGCTTTGCGCGAATGGGCCTTCCATGGAAAGAAGGTTTATGAAACGCGCCTCAAGCAGATGACCGAGATTGCGAAGGAGCATGGCATTGCACATTTGTGCCGCCAGCTTACGGCTTCGTATGAGGATATTCTTGCCACGCTTTAAGTGGCATAGCCTCCGATCAAGGCTAGCACAATACTGATCACCCTTTCCACCTCTAGTCAAGGTGTGAATACTGACTCCACCTCTGGTCAAGGTATTAATACTGACCCCACCTCTGGTCAAGGTGCGAATACTGAATCCCTCTGTGCGGGTACTACCGTACAGGCCTCTACTGAGGACCGAACCAAAATAGTATGTTAATGTATTGGTTACCTATACTTGATGTCTGGATATATATTTTGTATAAGGCTTGCATTTCATTTTTGTATATTTCGTGTATATTGTCCAAAACGAGTCTGCTCTTAACACATGAGTTTGACTTGCACATAGTTGTGTTACTTCTAATTCCGTCGAAATTTTTGATATACAACCCGCTCCTACTGGTCAGCAGAGGATCGGCACTACTGTGTTTTCACATGCTGACCGCCCCATGGGGACCCATATTGTGTCTGAGTTGGAACCAACTTATGCTGCAGGTGGATCAACCGACGTCCCATTGGGTGATTTCTTAAAACGTCCGGTGGAAATCTTTTCACGCGTAGTCGCCTTAAATGAGGATGTGTCCGTTATCCAAGATCCCTGGCGGGATTTTCTCAACGATGCAGCCGTCAAGCGCCGCTTGGAAGGTTTTAAGCACTTGAGAGGTCATCTCAAGATTCGCGCCACCATCACGGGTAATCCTTTTCTCTATGGAAGATTCATTGTTGCTTATGAGCCACGCCAGGCTCTTAGCATCCACCCCAAGGCTGCTCAGCTAAGCGAATGTTTCAGAATGCAGCTTTCACAACTGCCCCATATCTTCTTAGATCCATCTAAGGGAGAAGGAGGAGAGATGACTTTCCCCTTTTTCTGCCCAGAGAATTGGATTGACCTAACCCACACCACTTCCGTCTCAGACATGGGTAGATTCTACATCCACACTTTCAATAGGTTGAAGCATGCAAATGCTACGACTGGTTCTTGCGTCGTACGAATTTACGCATGGATGGAAGATGCCGAATTGTGTACTCCCACAGCCGATGGATACGCTTCGTGGGGTCCTATCCAGGCTCAATCTGAGTTCGCTGAGCAACCCATCTCTAACGTGGCTTCTGCCATTGAACGTGCTGCAGGCGCTTTGTCTATTGTGCCAATGTTTCGTCCTTTTGCCAAAGCCACCGAAATAGCAGCTGGGATGGCTGGGGGTGTTGCCAAGGCCTTTGGTTTTTCGAGACCTGCTGTTCTTGAAAACATCACTCCCTTTAAGGCATTCTCAGCTGGGAGTATGGCTGTCACTAACGCTCATGAAGCTATCACCCCAATTGGGATTGATGTTAAGCGTGAGCTAACTGTGGATCCCAGAACTGTCGGTCTTCCTGCTGTTGACGAAATGGCTATCTCGTATATCTGCGGAAAGGAATCTTTCATTCATGATGAACCTTGGGCCGATACCGATGAGCTCGACTCTGTTTTGTTCTCAGTCAACGTAACTCCCCAACATTTTGAGACTGATTCAACTACAACTCCTTGGCGTTCCTGTTTGACTCCTGCAGCCTATGTAGCGATGTTATTTAATTATTGGCGCGGCACTGTAATCTATCGATTCCAGATCGTCGCTTCAGCGCTACACCGTGGTAAAATCAGAGTTACTTACGAACCCGCCACTTCGAATACACCTGGAAAAGTCAATGAGGTTTACAGCCGAATCATTGATATTGAGGAGTGTCGGGATTTTGAAATTCCGGTACAGTGGCATGCTAGAACTCCTTGGCTCAAGCTCGAGAATTTGGATCTAGGGACTACCTCATTTAATAAGGGTTCCGGATCAGGTCTCACGACCTTACCGGATTTCCATAATGGAAAACTCATGATTTCTGTCATGAATCCTTTGGTATCCCCCGATCCCGCTCTCGGTCAGTCTGTCACCATCAATTGTTTCGCTCGCATGGGAGATGATGTTCAGTTTAACCTTCTTGCTGATACGTTGGCCACCAGGCAGTGGTCCACTCGCAGCACTAATGTTAGCGTCCAACCTCAGTCAGCATTGGAAGCGGACGGTCTCCCTCAGGATAATAATCCTATTGGGGGAGAGCCGATCGCTCCCATAGGTGATGTATCCATAGCCCAGTCTGATCAAACGGATTTAGTTTTCTTCGGTGAGAATATTCCGTCCTTACGTACTTTGCTTCGACGTTATGTCTATACTGGCTACGGTCTCGCTAATGCTGTGTATAAGATGCGGCAGGACGTTACTGACTCTAAACTACCAATACGTGAGTATGTTTTGGCTATGTATGCTGGATGGCGCGGTTCGGTGCGCGTTAAACAAATATCACTGACTGGAAGTCCCACTTTGATCTTCGCGAATGGCAATCCTCGTGGAGTGGGTTTTGCTAACACTAATGGCATGATGGGTGTGGTAGCTAATCATGGGGTTTTGGAAACTGAATTTCCCTATTACTACAACAAGCGCTTTTCGCACGCGCGTACCCACCCCTCCTTTTCAGCCGATACAGATACCGATGTTGATGATCCCAATGGCGACCAATACAATTTTTTTACATATGGTAGCAATGCTGAGTCTCGATTCGACTGTATTGGGGAAGATTTTACTTGTTTTTTCTTCCTAGGAACACCTTTGCTTCATGCAAAGCCTTAAAAACAAGAGCATTGTGGTTTTCCTGGATAAAGTTCTTTGATATTTTATTCTTTCCAGGATTCCATTGTCAGTTGGCATAAATATGATATAATATTCTGCGGCGTAGCACTGCGTCGCCCGGTACAAACCGGTTGCTTGTGCGCTTATTACACTTCCCC